TTAATGAATCAGATTGCGGCAAAGGCTCAATGTTTTGTAGAGGCTAATACAAAAGAGTTTGAGGACTATGCCCACAATGTTTTACTTAATGCTAGAGCATTTGCAAAGCAACTTACAGCAAACGGATTTAATTGCTTGACAGGAGGCACAGATTCGCATATAATATTACTTGATTTAACAAATAGAGGAATTAGCGGAAAAGATGCGGCTGACCAATTAGAGGAGTCAGGTATTACTGTTAATAAAAATGGTATACCCGATGATCCTAGAAGTTTTACAGAAACAAGTGGTATCAGATTAGGTACTGCGGCTGAAACAACTAAAGGACATGACGCTGACTGGTTTATACAACTAGCAGATAAGATTGCAGATATTATATAATGAAAATAAATTTTGATGTAGACATTGACATGGCAAATAGAGATGAGTTTCTTAAACTTATTGACCATGTACCTGCGAGTATTATCCGTGAAGGAGAATACACAAAGCACAACACCGGTGTCTACTTTCAACCTATTCCACAGTTTCCGCTAGAAGGCTACAGCACTATAGACCACAAAGAAGCAGAAGACTTGGGTTACTTTAAAGTTGACTTTCTAAACAACCATGTGTATGAACAAATAAAAAACGAAGCACATCTTGACAAACTACTAAACACAGAACCTATGTGGGAGTTGTTTGGACACAAAGAGTTAGTAGAACAATTATTCCATATTAGTAATCACTATGAAATTGTAAAACAACATACGCCTACAAGCATAGAACAGTTAGCAATGATACTTGCACTAATAAGACCAGGTAAACGACACTTGGTAGGAAATACTTGGGAAATAATTGAAAAAGAAGTGTGGGAAAAGACAGAAGGCTATTTCTTTAAAAGAAGCCATGCAATAGGTTATGCAACATTGATTGTCGTACAGTTAAATCTTATTGTGGAACAAGCAGGTACTAGTCGTTAGGAACTTTCTTTACTAACTGAATACTGCGTCTTTTAATTCTCTTCTTAAGTATGTTCTGCATACTTGTAACAGGTCCAAATAATATTTCAGTCTCTTTATTCATAAATGTTCTTAAACAATGATTGAACTCTTGCATTTCATGAAATAGAAACACATCGATTGGTAGCATACGGTTTGATTCCCACCACCATAAATCTGCATGTTCTAACATTAGTTTACGTTCATCGTTGTTCCTACATTTTTCAATATCGTAAAAACTTATAATTTGACCATCTCTATTTTGTACAATTCCGACGTATTCGGTACCATTGAACTCTAAACCTGTAAGGAATGGGAATTTTTCTTGTAAATCTGTGTGTTTAGTCATCAAACATATTTATAAGTAACTCTGATAAATACATATATTAAATGGAAGATAAAATATGTCGTATGGAAGTACAAATACATTATACATTTTAGGTAACCCGTCAATAGACTTAGTATTAACGTCTGACGGAATAACAACGGACAATAGACCAATGAATCAAAATAAACTAACAGTACATAAAGGGTTCGACTCTCAATTGAACTTTTTTGTGAGAAATAGAGACAGAGTTTTACAAAACTTAACTGGTAAAACATTATATGCTAGTGTTATAAACCCAAACACAAATAAGAGAGTTATATTCAAGCAACTTGAATTAATTAACAGCGGAACAACTGGAGAAGCAAAACTTAGTTTTGTACCAGGCGATTTAGCAAATTTGAGTCAAGGTTTATATCAAATTAGTATCAGTGAAAGCAGTGACAGTGGTGTAACACAAAGTCCTTTGTATGCAAACCAAAACGATAGAATTATTACAGACTTAGAAATTAGAAGTCAACTAGAATACGAACCTATTGCAACTCAAAAACAAATTACATTCCAAGCTCAAGGGTCGAATGTTTTTGTTACAAGTGCAATGTACGGTAATCAAGATCAAAACTTCAAACATAGTCAACATACTATTGGTATGTATATGACTGATTTTGTTGGTAACGTTACTATACAAGGTTCTGCTTTATCTAGTACACCAACGCAAGATAGTGATTGGTATGATATTAACGTTCAAGGCGATATCGGACAAGCTATTGTTCCTTACGTTTCAGCATTCAATGGAATTGATGCTTTCAACTTCAAAGTCAACACCAATTGGGTTAGAGTGAAATTTGCTAAAACCTCCGGATCTTTTGATAAAGTTTTATTAAGAAATTAGTTGACTTTACACAGAATGGTGTTATAATAGTTTTGTTATGCATCATCATGAACTCGTAGACAACGTACATCGATTACTTATGGACAATTTGCCCCTTAACAATGGCAAAACTCCAAGCGGTTGGACGACATTTAATTGTCCAATTTGTAGTGATAAAAGAAAACGTGCTGGCGTAATACAAAGTAATGCTAAAATTAGTTTCCATTGTTTTAATTGTCAGTACACAACTGGTTGGGCACCAAGTCCAAAACTAGGCGGCAAATACAAAAAGTTATGTGAAACGTTAGGAGTACCAGTTACGGCTATTCACAAAGTTGTACTAGACTTAATGAAACATAGCGAAGAATTGGAAATAGAAGAAACTAGTGATTATGTTTACACAGCGGCAAGTTTCGAAGTTCATAAATTACCAGACGAAACTACATTAGTAGAAGATTTACCAGACGACCACAAAGTTAAACAGTATGCAATAGACCGTGGACTATTAGGAAACTTTCCTTTATTGCATATTAACAATAGCATGTATAATGCCAGGCTAACTGTACCTTTTATGTATAACAATCAATTAGTTGGTTGGACTGGCAGACATGTAAATCCACCTAATAAAGAAACTGCAAAATACTTGTTAAACATGCAAAGTGGATATGTATTCAACATAGACAAGTTTGTAGACAGTGACAGAGACTTCGTTATAGTAGTTGAAGGAGTATTTGATGCTATACTTATAGATGGTATTAGTGTATTGGGTAACGGTGTTACAGCAGAGCAGGCACACCTTATTGACAAACTAAATAAACGTGTTATACTTTGTCCTGATAGAGATAAAGCAGGTAAAGACCTTATTGAGAAAGCAATTGAACTTGGTTGGGAAGTAAGTTTTCCACCTTGGAGTGCAGAATGCAAAGATGCCGCTGATGCGGTTAGTAAGTACGGCAGACTTCTTACACTTGCAAGTATTGTAAAACATGCAAGTAGCAATAAGATTAAGAATCAAGTAAAGGCAAAAATGCTATGAGTAAAATACTACTAACAAACGGATGCAGTTACACAGGAGGACATGATAATATTCATGACTCACAAGGTAACTTGAACCCACCAGCTGATTATACGTGGCCCAATAGGTTACTATTAAAAAACTCATTGGAAAACTATGAAGTAACAAACATAGCAATAGGTGGAAACAGTAACGATAAGATACTAAGGCGAACTATTGAACACATAGAAAAAAACAAAGTTGATGCTGTTATAGTACAATGGACAGCAATGCATAGGAAAGAATTGTACTTTCAACCGCTAGGTGAATGGGGTAATTTATGCAACCATTATGAATTAGAAGACCCGTTAGACAAGGCATTAACTACTGATAGTGCTTTTGCTGACAAAAACATGTATGCAATGCATTTCGATAAAAACGTAGAATACGATGAGTCGGTGTTAAATATAGTAGATAAGATAACAAGGTCAGCATCAACTGATTACTTTTGGCAATACAGTGAAACAGATTATATCGTTCAATACTTTCAAAAGATTTTAGTTCTGCAATCGTATTTAGAAAGTAAAAACATACCGTATGTGTTTACAAGCATGGGATCAAGTAGTCATTTACCGCTTATGGTTAATAAGATTGGACTAACAACTGATTATGAAAAAATATTAGCAAGTCAGATAAATTTAAACAAGTGGACAAAAAGACCTCTAACGTACATTGCAATGTATGACTTAGATGAAACAAAGCACCCAACTGTAAAAGGACATACAATGATTGCAAAAGAAACGACAAAGGAGTTTAACAGAATAAATGGATAATATAGAAAGCTACACAGAAGAAATACAAGAGATGTATTTAAACTTCCTAATTACTGATCCAGAATTGTTTGTGAGAGTAAACAATATTGTTGAGCCTTATATGTTTAATAAACGGTTTCAACAGACTGTCAATTTCTTAAAACAACATAGTGCTGAGTATAGTGCTATTCCTACTATTGATCAGATTAAAGCAACTACGGGTGTAGAACTAGAACGTATAGAAGGATTAACGTCTAATCATTCAGATTGGTTTTTAGATAGTTTTGAAAGATTCTGCAGACACAAAGGATTAGAAAAAGCAATACTTGATAGCACAGACTTATTAGAAAAAGCAGACTATGGATCAGTAGAAGTATTAATTAAAGAAGCAAGTCAGATAAGTCTTGTAAAAGACTTAGGAATAGAATACTTTGAAAACCCTAAGGAACGTTTACAGTATATTAAATCTCAAAGCGGTGCAGTAAGTACAGGTTGGAAAATGTTTGACCAAAAACTGTATGGTGGAATTAACAGAGGCGAGATTACTATTTTTGCTGGTGGTTCTGGTGCAGGTAAAAGTTTATTCTTACAGAACTTAGGAGTTAATTGGGCATTAGCAGGACTTAATGTTGTGTACATTAGTTTAGAGCTTAGTGAACAACTTATTAGTATGCGTTTAGATGCAATGGTAAGTGGTTATAGCACCAGAGAAGTAATGAAGAATATGGATGACGTGGATTTAAAAGTGCGTATGAAAGGAAAAGGCGCTGGTAAGTTCCGTGTTAAACAAATGCAAAGTGGTGTTACAACAAATGACATCAGAGCATATATTCGAGAATATGAAATTAACAAAGACCTTAAAGTAGACTGCATACTAGTTGATTACTTAGATTTAATGAGTCCAATAAGCGGAAAAATTAGTGCAGAGAATACATTTATTAAAGACAAATATGTATCAGAGGAATTGCGTAACTTAGCAATGGAATCGCAGACATTGTTTGTAACAGCATCGCAGTTAAACAGAGGTGCAGTAGAAGAAATAGAATTTGACCACAGTCATATTGCAGGTGGTATTAGTAAAATACAAACAGCAGATAATGTTGTGGGTATATTTACAAGTAATGCAATGAGAGAACGTGGAAGATACCAAATACAGTTTATGAAAACACGTTCTAGTAGTGGTGTTGGTAGTAAAGTAGATTTAAAATTTAATCCAGACACATTAAGGGTAGAAGATTTAGATGAGGATGATGAGGATTCAATGACAATGACTACTGGAAGCCTTATAGACCAACTAAAAAGAGGTAATAGTATAAAAACAGATGCGCCAGAAACTTCAAATACAATTAGTACTGCATTAAACATGCAGGAGTTTATGAAGAAAAATGACCTTTAAATGATAAATATGCATATAACATTAGGAAACAAATAAATGTCAGAGAAAAAATCGAGAAGTATTTTAGAAGAATTAAATTCTATTAGTGTAGACAGGAGTCGACACCATGTTCTCGAAAATAGAGTTGAACACCTAGTCTCTAGTGCAGAAAATATCAAAGCTATATTGCGTGAAGCATATAGTCCAGAAGAAGCATTAGACTTAGAACGTAGATTAATTAATTCAATTAAATCAGGTGATCCAAAAAAATTCTCTAGAGGCATTAAAAAAGTTGTCAACGAGAGTGGATCAAATGAGAAGTAAGGATATTATATCAGAAGTGCCTGCATCACGCCAACATAGAGATGCAATTAGAGACAAACAAAAAAAGGAATATAAAAGGCACGACCAACAACAGGCAAACAAAGCCAATACAGATTCA